CACTTGCTTCTACTGTGACGACTCAATCTCTGGAGTATCAACGTAACGAAATCCTCAAAGCAGCATTTGAGAATGGTAGCATCCAAAAGATGGTGATTATCAACGGTGCTAAGATGGATTTCCTGCCTGGTGGTCTGACTGGTAAGTGATGACACTTTGACAACTGGCACGGGGCATCCTTCGGGGTGCCCTTTCTTGCCCTATAATACTCTCATACGCAAACAACCCAATGACTGCCACCACCCTGAACAAAGAGTTTTCTGACTTCTGTGCTCAACGTGATGCACAGAATACGATTCAACTGAATGTGATTAAGCACACTTGGGAACTCTGTGAGGCACTTCGCCAGAACTACATTGACTACAGCATTAAGTCTCATCAGCGTTCTCTTGAGCGTGGTGAGAGCGTTGATTATCACGAAGCGTGTATTGCTGACCTGAAGAATGGTAAGTGTGATTATGACTTCACCTTTGAGTCTGGTAAGAAGTATCACAAAATTATTATGAATGCTGCTGGGCAAAGGTCGGTTCACGCCTTTATAGATAAGAAGACTGGTTCCGTATACAAAGCAGCATCATGGCGTGGTCCTGCTAAAGGAGAAAGGTGTAATCTCCTCATTATCAAAGAAAGAGAGTGGGCTCTTGAAAATGCTGATTGGGCGGGAAATTGGTTGTATCTACGATGACCCGAAAGTTCCGTCATTATTTCTCTGGCGGCACTTTACTTTTTCTTTCATCGTTTCACTTATTTTTTGTTTCTGTTCTTCACTCATAGGTCCAATTTTTTTACCTTTATTCCACGGAACATTTCCTTTAAGTGATTGACTAACTTTTTTACCAGTTTCTTTACTCCATCCCCCACCATTTCTTCTTGATTCTATTCTTTTAGCAATCTGTTCTGGTGATTGTTTTGTTCCTTTTAGGTGCCCCGTTTTAGCACTACTAATCTTCTTCTTTGTTTCTTCACTCATAGGTATTCCAGTATTATCATAATCAAACTTTGATGATGTTTGGTTTGCTTGATTTACAAAGTGTGGATTGTTTTTTACATCATAAAACTTATGAAGTATAACCTCCGCTTCTAATGCTTCTTCTCTTGTGTTACATTCCATCAAAATTATTTTATTTTTTGGATTAAATGTTTTATCATAGTAACTTCCAAGATATTCATCTTCGTAAACATTACACTCACATTGCCTGACGCCAATGTATCCCCTTCCCCAGTCCTCATATGAATAATAGATATAATGATTCATAACTTTCTCCATTCTTTTATTATTTATAAACCTGCTACTTGGTAAAATGAAAAAACTTCTTCTACTCTCCACACTTCTGTTTTCCCCGATGCCCGTGATGGCACAACAAGTGAATAACTTTGCAGTCTGCACTCAAAATCAGGAAGTCTATCAACCCGGTGGATATGACCAATATGGTAATTATGTTCCCGGTGGTGTGAGTGTGCAATCTTACAATGTTCCTTGTAACAATGTAAATCAAGGATATAGACCTGCCAATCAGTATTATGGGAATGGATATGGTGGTTATGGTAGAAGATATTGTAATCCAACCAGATCTTTATTAGGTGCTCTGTTAGGTGGTGGTGTTGCTGCAAGTATGAGTCGTGGCAATGGATATTATTGGTCTGTTCCTGTTGGTGCTGCAATTGGAGGAGCAATGTTCGGATGCAACTGAATAACTTTGACCGTTTGCTTTTCATTTCTTCGTTCATTTGGTTCCTTCATTGGGGTTCATGTCTTACATTACGACTTCTGGATACGGTTATTCTAAACGCCTCTGTGAGGACATTACCGTTTGGTTTCTGAATAAGTTTCTTCCACGACACAAGATTGAGGTGGAGATTCTTCATCGTGGATTGAAACGTGAAGGAGTTTATGGTTACTGTGATTATGTGGGAGAATCTTATCGTCCCCGTGAGTTCTTGATTGAACTTCAGACTCATATGAATGAGGAGTTGTATATAAAAACTCTTTTTCATGAACTGGTCCATCTGAGGCAGTGGGTAGTAGGTTCCCTGCAGTTCCGTCGTGGAAAAATGCTTTATTGTAAAGAACCAGTGGAATTTTATGCTTATGAGGATCAACCACACGAAATTGAGGCACGGGAACAGGAAGAAACGCTATATGTGGAGTACCTAATTGATAAACAAGGTGTACCAGTCCCCAAAGTGGCACAGTGGTTCCCGAACCGCCTGCTGCGAGCAGTATAATTACAAGGTAATCAAGGGAACACACCCATGACCCTGCCCTCCTACAGTGCAATCTCCTTCCGATCTCAAGAGGAGCACGAAGCGGCACTCTACGATGCCTGCCTGCTGATTGTCAATACTTACAATCAGACTGATATGCTTGATGGTTTTGACCCTTACGGTGTGACTTCTTATGATTTTATGAAGTTTGCCCGCCACATTCTCAATCAACTCGCCAACTGAAATGACTGCAACCGCATCTTCTAAAGAATTCATCAATCATTTCATTGATTATGTGATGTCGTTCTATGGTCCTGGTGAATTGTATCCTATCACCGGAATCAATCGTACTGTGGTTCGTAAGGCAACTAATGACATTATCAGGATTGCCAGAATCAAAGGGCAAGAGTTCTGTGGTGATAGTTTTGACCGCGAACTTGTGCGTGATCTTCTGATTGACAAATACAAACTCACTCTTAACTGAAATGGCACTCTCTCATCAAACAATTAACAAACTGGCATCGGCACTGGTTCCTGAGGTGATTGATTACATCTATCAGGATGAGCGTTGGTGTGAATTTATGCAGGAAGTTGTTCCTGATGCTCTTCAGGAACAATTTGGAGAAATTGACGAGGAGTTGAAATTTCAACTTGCTATGTGTATAATGGATCGTATCTGTTTCAAACAAGGATGAATATGACAGAAACACAGGTAAATCTAAATGTGCATGAGATTGGTATTATCCTCTCTGCACTTCAAAATCTAGAGAATATTGACGAAATTCATATTGCCAGAGACTATGGAAGTGTGCCAGCACTCTATAACAAACTCTATTCTGTGATGGAGCGGATGGACAGTTCGCAAACTGGACTACGGTACGACCTGACCCCCTCCTTCTGACCTATAATAACAAGGTAATCAACGGAGCACCCCATGCAACTCACTTCTACCACCGGCACGATGGTTGTGGACTATTTTCCCGTTGCCGGTGATACTCAGTTTATCTACAAGGTTCTCAAGTTTCAGGGTACGGATGTAATGAGCACCAAGTGTATCACCAAACGTGACTTTGAGCGTGAGTGTGAAGAGCGTATTGGTCTGGGTTATAATGTGACCGGTTTCAATACCGAATCGGTGAATGTCAATCCTATGGCAGGAGCGTGCTGATGAAAACCACTTACATCTATCTTGCATTCATTGCGATTCTGGGTTGGAATGCATTTCTAATTCAGCGTGATACAAAACTGTTTAAGGCATATGACACTAAATGTGCCGAAATCTCACACGCTCATTCCCGTTGCCATCTTTCCAAATGAACGATTCCGACATTTCCCAGTTTATTAATTCTTTTGAGGACTTTATGAATCACGCTCAGGTAGAGGAGTTGCACTATCAGGTAAGACAAGCAGCAGAGGATTATGCTCAGATGTTCTATGAACGCAAAGCTGCCGAACTTGAGATTACTGTCGATTATTACATTCAGGAGTTTATTTGATGAATGAAAAAACAAAATTGATTCTTGCTCTACAGCAAACTGAGAACATTTATAATCTACTACAGGGCAATCAATTTGCTGGTTTCTTTGCTTCTCATCTATTGCCTATTAAGTATGAAATTGAAAGGCAAATCCATTGCTTGACAAACACAAATAAATAATAATACCTGCGTTGGGTGACACTTTCCAGGTAAGAAAGGAGGCAGAAATGCCTCCTTTATCATATAAATATTATGTCACTCAACAGCAGAGTAGTTATGCCTTCAACAGGTAAAGTTTACTGTGCTCATTGCATTTTTACAGGAAAAAAATACATTGGGCAAACTGTAAAAAATAATCTTAATTTGAGAATCAATGAGCACTTTATGGATTGTAAGAGATACAATCATAAGTTTGCGAATGCTCTTAAGAAATATGGAAAAGAGGGATTTATTTGGGGAATTGTAGAGGAATGTAATTTATCTACTTTAGATGATAGAGAGATACATTGGATTTCCAAATACAAAACTGTAGAAAATGGGTATAATCTTTCTCCTGGAGGTGGTCAACCATCAGAATATTTCTGTAAAGAATATTTGGTAGAAACGCCATCTGGTGAAAGAATAAAAATTCTAAATTTATCAAAGTATTGTAGAAACAATCATCTTAATGTAGGACATCTTCATGAAACTCTTTATGGAAAAAGAATTCAACATAAAGGATATAAACTTATACCAAGAAATGATGAAGAAATTAAAAGATATGAAAATGAAAGAAAAGTAAGAGAAGATACAAGTAGAAAAGGTCTTAAAGGGGAAAGAAACGGGAGAGCGATCCTTAACTGGAATAAAGTTGAACAAATACGTCAAATGCACTCTTCTAAAAAATATAAAAATCAAGAAATATCAAATATATTTGGTATTAAACTTGTAACACTTGAAAAGATAGTATCAAATAAACTATGGACAGTTTAATTTCCGCACACTTGACTTTTGAATAAAAACCTCCTATGATATCAATGTTAAACACAAGAGGTCAATGAAGTACTTGTATTTGGTGGATCATTTTATTCCAGCACCTTTTTCTGATGGTGGACTTTGGAATGTTCTTGCAGAAGATGATAATGAATGTTTTGAGTTGATTGCTGCAGAAGATAATGAACTTAATCTAAACCATTATCCAAAATTAAAAAAGAATATTCTCAAAGCACAAAAGTTCGCACTACAAGATGAGTATGAGTCTGGTATTCTGGAGGCATTTACCACATGACACAATTGTATCGTATTGAAGAATTGTTTACTGGTGGTTGGGCACTGATTGATGAATCGGCATCCAATCTTACAAAAGAAGAATGCGACCAAAAACTTCAATATTATCTTACTCAGGGATATAATCCCAATTATCTTCGTGCTGTTTCCGATGTCACTACAGATTGAGTTTCCACACAAACCACCCACAAAAGAGTATTCTTATGAGTACGAACAGTTCAATACAAGAATCATTCGTATTTGGTTGTGTTGTACTCGTAAGTTTGATTATAATCTTGGTGCTCCTACCAAAACAATATGGGGTTTCTATTCTCCAAAGAAAAAAGAATACTATGCCCCCGTAAATTCAAAGACAATCGGCACACAAGTCAATATAGGTAATACTACTCCTTATTCGGCAATGATACCGAAGAAAACATCACTGGAAATGTGCTTTGTATGATGATATTTGCCAAGGATCTGTCAGTCAAATATAAAGAACATATGGGAGTCGTAAGATTTATTTCAAGTCAGTATATTACGATCTGTGTTAAAACTTATGATCATAAATCCAGAGATGTTTGTATGCTAGTGTATCCTGACAAGTGGGATAGTATTGAAATTGTAAATGACTATGAAGAACCAGAAAAATAATCTGTGGCGAATCATTGCAAAATCATTAGGTGAAAAGTCCGGTAAGACTGACAAAGAAGCCGACCAAGTGGCAGTTGTTCGTCTTATAATGTTTTTATCCATTTTAATCACGAATTTTTTTATTGTGTATAATGCCCTTCGTACTCACCATTTTCCAAATTATGAAATACAGCGTTGTGTAAATGGAAGTAACCGAACATAATCTCACAGATTGGAACTTAAGTAAAGAAGAAATCCAAAGTCTCATTCACCTCACAAAACTTGAAATCAAACGATGTGAAGGTGATAGTACCACACAAACTTATTATGGTATAATACTGGGAAAACTTATCATTATGAGAAATGACTGAACGCTCTGAAAACTTTATGAAAGCGGTATGGGACTGTAGAAACAATCAGGGTGCCGATACTGAAGAGAAACTGGTTTCCGCAATTCTACAGGTTGCTGCCGAAACCGTAAGATTTTATAATGCCCAGAATGATATGATTGTTCTGGATAAACAAGATTTACTTCAATTAGCACAGGAAATAGTAGAATGAAACTTCTTGATTTTTATAGGAAAGAAGACTTTGGACCAGAGTATACCTTTACTCTATTTAAAGGTAAAAGGCGTTCATTTTTGCAATTCAGTTTTTATTGGAACAACTATCCCGACCTTCCTTATCTTCAAATTGGAATTGGAAACAATCGTTTGATTGATATTATCTTCTGGTGTTGGAGATTTGGTTTTTCGGCAGAAATCTTTGGTATTACTTGGAATAGTTGGGAGAGAGAAGAATGAAAGAATTGCCATCAAAACACGACCTTGATATTTTTTGGGCAGTTGCCACCAGTGGTGCTTTAGAAACTGGCACAAGACCCCATCACGGGTTTGCCGACCTGCTGTATGATTACCTCACAGACAGAACACTCAACAAATACGGAGTAGAACTTTGTGATGAGAAAGGTAGTAGTCAAACCTAAATCCAGTAAGGCAAAGAACCGTCTTGCTAACACGATGGAGGGCAACCCCGTTTGTGTTGTGGAGCAGGATACTGGCGGTGAATTGTTTCTTGCCGCAGAAAATCGCAAATACTTCTTCTGGGTAAGTCTTCGCACTGGAACTAATCGTTTTGGTGATAAAACTGACAAAGATTGGGAAATTGTAACTGAAATCAAGGAGGTAATCTAATGAGATTTCGTGATATTGAGTTCCGTTGGAGCACCTATAACAAAAAGCACGAACTCGTCAAGTGGTATAAGGTAAAATCTGCATCTTCACCAGTTGCAGGTGCAGATACGTGTGAGGAAAGGAATTATTGTTATGTCGTTGCTTTATTTGATAAAACCAACGAGGGTTATTCAATGAGAACCATTGGTGATAGGTTCTTTGAGGATAAAGATGCATTCGTAGTGGGAAAATACGCAATTGAGTTTCTTAATGAAACTTTTGAAATTGAAAGACAAGAAGAAGAACTTAAATAAATAAAGATGCTTATGTGTGTCGTAACCAGAAGCAAAGATTAGGTGCTTTCGGGCACCTTTTCTTGTATAAATAGTAATACGACACAACATAAAGCAGAACTATGGAACTCAAAGAGTATCACTATGTCTATTATTCCTATGAGGAATATGGTAGAGGATATTTTGGTAGCAGAACTTGTAGATGCTTACCAGAAGAAGATGTGAAGTATTTTGGTTCTTTTAGTGATAAAACTTTTAATCCAACTCAAAAGATAATACTCAAAAGTGATTATGCTGCAAGAGAGGAAGCATATGATGATGAGATTACCTTACAAGAATATTATAAAGTAGTAGAAAACCCACATTTTGCGAATAAGGCATATCAAACTTCTTCAAAATTTTATAATGGAATGACGACAGAAAAAGCAAGAGAATTGGGAAATAAGACAAAAGAACTTGGTATGGGTATTCATTCACTCACTTACGAACAAAGGAGTGAATATGGTAAAAAAGCAACCGAAATAGCAAAGAAACTTGGTGTTGGACTTTATGGTTTTACAAAAGAACAAAGGAGTGAATATGGTAAAAAATCAAAAGAACTTGGTGTAGGTATTTTCTCTTATACAAAAAAACAATTGAGTGAAAATGGGTTTAATGGTGGAAAAAAAGCATATGAAATGAAAGTTGGGGTTCACGCACTTACCAGAGAACAAATGAGTGAGAATTCTAAAAAAGTTGCCTCACAAAAATGGAAATGTCTTGAAACTGGTTTCATTTCTAATGCTGGGGCACTTGCTTGTTATCAAAGAAAAAGAGGCATAGATACTTCCAAAAGAGTAAGAATATCATAAGGACACTTTGACAACTGGCACAAGAGCATCCCACAGATGCCTCCTGATGCCCTATAATAATCTTTATACACAACAAACACCGATGGAACTCAATTTCAAACAACTCAATCTGCTTTCTATTGCTCTTACCAACTTTTATGATGAGGTTTGTAAGACAGGAACTACTCCTGGAATGAAAAAAGACATTATGGAACTATCTAAACTGGTGAATGATGAGTTTTCCAAAATTTCCGTATAAATTATGAAACGAGTGAATATCAAACAAATTCTTTCAAATCCCGAACAAAGGAAAGAACTGATGGTTGGGGTAATTCAATTTCTTCAAAATATTGAAGGTATTGATACTACAAAGGAACAAGCAGAAAATGCTTATGATAAAGTTCAAGAGGAACTGGCACAAGAGCATCCCACAGATGCCTCCTGATGCCCTATAATACTCTCATACACAACAAACACACACATTACTGAAATGAGCATCAAAGTAAAAGAACTTCTTGAAATTCTCAAAAATGTAAATCCCGAAACTAAAGTTTTAGTTCGTTTTGATGGTAGTATTTTCCCAACTGATAATCTGGATGAGCATCTTGATTATAATTATGATACCACAAATTCTCCTGGTGAATATTATATTCTTGCTATGGAAGAATTTGATAATGATGATGATTGGTTGGGGACACCTGAATAACTGGCACAGGGCATCTCCACAGATGCCCTTTTTCGTTGTATAATGACTTCATAAGCAACCAAACCGATGACTGACATTTCTAATCTCAATTACAATCAAATTCAAGAACTTGAAAAGCAAATTCAAGAACGCAAAAAGTTTTTGAAGCAATCAAAAGATTGTGCGGTTGGATATAAGGTGACTTTTTGTGTGAAGTTCAATCCTCATGCTCACCAAAATGATGAATTGTGTAGTGTAGATTATTTTGGTGATTGGTTGGTGAATGCTCCAACAAGGAAATTTATTGAATACTTTGGTCTCAAAACTCCTTATGAAGATGTAAGTGGTTTTAAGATTACAGAAATGACTGATGATGACAAGGTAGAATGGAAATGTTTTTGGGAGAATGAAGAATGACTGAACAAGAAGAACTTCTCAAACATTACTATGAGTATCAACAAGAAATTGAGAAATGTTGGGAACTTGCTCAAAAACTTGATTACCTAAATCCTGAACTTGTTGGTGCCTTTACTGGTTCTCCAAGTGAGAGGATTGAACGACAACTTTACACTCTTGGTATTTTGAACTGAAATGACTAAAATCCAACTCAAAGCAATCACAGTTACATACACCCGAACTCTCACAGTTTCTCCCACAACTGAAATGTTTGAAGACTGGGAGTATTATCCAGACCAAGAAGGATTTGAGAGTTTAGTGCTTAATGAATTGTTTGATAAAATCCATAATGAGATGGGAGGACCTGCAAATCCTATGCCTTACACTAATGTAGAACAGTTTGAAACCGTTGAGATTGATTGGGAGGGTGATGATGAGGAGGATGAAGAATGACTGAAATACCAATAGGTTCTAAATGGAAACATAAGAACTCTAATGATGTTTATGTTGTAATGGAGCAGTATTCTCATAGAGTTGTTCTTCAACACGAACTTACTGGAACAAGTATCAAACTCACAGTAGGACATCTAAATCCAGATGGTTTTGCTGATTATGAAAGG